GTAAGGGCGTATGTTCCATCTTCTAACTTAGCTCTTATTCTAGAAACCAAGCCGTAACCAATAATTTTTTCTCTAATTTTTTCCGTTCGAATTGAAGTTATTTGTTCTTCAGTCATATTTGGTTCTAGAAACGTTTGTATCCAAGCCTCCATGGCATCGCTATGTTTAATTCCTGCCATCTTAAATCTCCTCTAAGCTATTTAATCTATCAATTATTTTTTTCTTTAAGCGTTGCAGTGAACGCTTTTCTTGTTTGTTTACTAAAGTGTTACGGTGAGTATACAGGTCTACTAGCTTTTTATCAACACCTCTTAATATACTTTTTAGCTTATCTTTTGAGGTAATGGTATTATCTACTTGCCAATCAATAACTTCCTGGTCGTCAATCGGTTCATCTTCAACCTGTACTGTTTGTGTTAACCATTCATTATTTATTTCACTTACAACCACAGCTTCGGTCTCTCTTAATGGCTTTGGAGACTTAGGTTGTGCTAATGTCATGTTAGCTGCAATGAGCAAAAGAACAGCGAGTGGATCGAATACAAACACAATAAGCAAAATAACCCAACGTACGGCTTCATCAAAAAAGTCACGTGCTTGATCTCCATAGATTAGTTCAGCAATATATTTTAAAGGACCAACTTCGACCTCAATCGCCAGCTTTTCTTGTTGGAGCGGCGTGAGGGTTGATTGAAGTTCGTCAATTCGAATGTACGCAGCATCGATCGTCTCGTTGAGTGCTTGCCTCTCATTTGATTGACTTTCGCGTACCGCAATCGAACCTGTAGGGCCACGAATTCTGTCATACTCAATGAGTACAGAGACTTGTTGATCCAGTTGCGTGAGTACCGTTTCTGCATCAGCAATGATTGATTGCTGTCTCTCAATCTGGCGTTCCAAGTTGGTGATTTGTAATTCATTAGTGCCACCTACTGATATAGATTGTTCCAAATGTGCCTTTGACAAGAAGCCAAAGATACCCATTGAGGTGATAAACATCAACACAACTACTGCTGATGTAAGATATGATTTTAGTAAGAATGGTACTTGCTTCCAGTTACGGTATAACCAAGAAGCTGTAACTAACTTACCTGCCTCAAGTACACCACCCATTATAATGATAGCGGTAGTTGCTCCAGAAAAGATAGCAATCAGCCCTGCTATACTATACCACGCTGCTACACCAGAGATAGCAAGCGCCATAACAAGAGTAAGGAGACCCATTACTGGCCTTTGTAGATCCCATCTAACATATCCTGGAACTGCTCAATCTTTTCTAATCGATTAGGCCACCAGATGTATTCTTTATCAGCACTTTGACGGAGATTGTTTAGAAGTGGTTGTACAGCATCATACAGTTTTGTAAGACGCACCTGTATTTCTTCTACAGTTGCAGAAGTGGTTTCAACTTGTTCGTGAGCTGCCTGTACTGCTTCCAGCTCCTGCTCATCGACAATAGAGAATCCAAAGTCGAACGTATTGTGAATGTTATCACTCATTAGAAGAATGCCTCCAGAGTAGCCCTAGGCTCTACATCCCAACCCACAGCATCCAAAATGCTTTTGACGGGTTCAATAAAAGCCTTCTCAAATTGGGTATCGTAATCCACATGCTCACGTACACCAAATTCTTCAGGCAGGATTTGAGAAAATGCAATGACATTGCTCTGTACCCTGTTAGGTTGTTTCAGGTAGCAGAACTTAATCTTCTCACCTGAGTATATCTTCTCATATTTATTGTTAAGCTGATGTTGATCAACGTAAAAATTATATGTCAAAGCTGCACGTACTTGTATTGGTGTACCCTTTTTGTATAGTGTAACACTGTCTTTGTAGAAAGGTAGACGATTAACAGAGCGTGGGAATGCAATGTCTTCGATAGGCATTTGCGTAAACTTCTCACGTAGTTCTCTGATGTAGTTTTGTACTTGAGGTTCGTTTTGTTCGAGGATAACCTTTAGTGTGTCCTTAAACATTTGTCGACATACAGCTGGAGTAGATGATCTAACAGCCTCGATGCCCATCATCTTCAGCTTAGGCTCTCTGTACTGGACACCCTCGCTGTTATGTACGTTTAGTACGTAATGCTTCTTACCAGTCCACACGCCTTTAGATGCAATGACTTCTCGAGCCATTACCATCTTCTGTTCGTAAGCGTTCAAATAATCTCTTAACTTACTGTATGCAAGATCAAGCATAGGTTCAATCTTCTCGGTAGCCACCTTATCAAGGAACTTAACAGGATCCTTAGGTTTGGCTTTTTCAACAAGACCACCCATATTAATGTACAGTGAGTCGGTATCGATAGCAATCACATAGTCCTTGTTATCTGTACCCAGCACCTTATTCATGTATTGGTTGAGATGCTTCTCAGCCCAACGGATAGTCAACTGACCGCTAATGGTAATCCCTTCAGCAATACGAATGTCATAGTATCTGAAGTATTCGTTAGACATCGCACCATAAAGGCTGTTCATTAGAATCTTGATAGCCATCTGCTTGTTATCGAGAGTTGTTACTTCTCTCTCAAGCTCGTACGATGATCCTTCGTCTTGTATTCTCTGCTCGACATCAAGCATCTGCTTCTTGTATTGCTTACGTTCGTTGTAAAGGTTATCAACAAGTTGAGGAAACAGTCCTCTCTCCGTCACCTTAAAGAACTGACCAGTGCCAGCCATGCAATGCTCTGGTGCAATGTCTAGTTTGTTCTGATCAAGCAGATACTCTACAGACGATTCGTAGCTACCGTTCGTGTTGTCACGTTTCAATAGATCAAACGAATGCACTTTATCAACAATAGTCTCAGGTGACATATTGTACTGCATAATGATATGAGGATACAGACTATTCAAGTCAAATGACATTACCCAGTCATGCATACCGATCTGGGGATCCTTAACGTGAGCACCTTCGATCTTACGTTCCTTGGTGTTGTCACGTTTAGGTGGACAAATAATTCCACGGTTACGTAGTTCGTTAAAGATCAGAGCATCCCATACACCAACAGAACCAAACGCATCAGCGTAGTTCACTTTGCCTTTGTATGCAATAGTCATGCACAGTGTTGCAAGACCCATCTTATCTTCAAGGCGGTCTACAATCTCAACGTCCTTAATGTTATAGTCGATAAACTTTTGAAAGTCGTTGAGGTATAGAGCATTGAGCGATCCATACTCACTGTAGTCGATCTTGCTATCACCAAGCACTACGTGAGCAATATGATCTAACTTGTACGATTCTTGAGTACCGTAGCTGTATGCAAACTTCTTAAACAGATCAAGATAGTCGAGCTGCTCAAGACCGTTTATCTCAAACACCTCGACTTCATTTTGTCCAAACTGAAGGGTGCGTTGTCTGATTGGGTTACGCATATCGTGAACCCACGGAGACAATTTATCTGCATGACCATCACCAAGCACTTTGTTGATACGGTTAACAAGATATACCGTATCGAACATCCTACTGTTCCATCCAGTAACTACATCTGGATAGTTAGATGCCCACTGATCCATAAACTTTTGAAGTAGCTCTTTTTCGTTAGCACACTTTGTATATTGAACGTCCAAGTGGTTAACAATAGAACTACCATGATCCCAATCACCGAGACCCCAAACATAGTAGACGTTATCGATATTGTTCTTAATGGTGATTGCAGTTACAGGATGGTTAGCTTCTTCTGGTCTAGGGAATCCTTGATCAGACTGAACCTCGATATCGATTGACGTTACGTTAATGACATCTCTATCAAATTCAACTACGTTACGAAACGCATCGCTAATGAACTGCTGGATAAAGTTGGTGTTACCATGTATCTCAAAGTTATCAACATCGCGATGACGTTTGAGAAAGTCACTGGCATCATGAATAGACTCAAAATCCATCTCACCAAGATAAGCACCTCTTAGTGATTTGAACTCAGTTGGATCGGGACTTGCAACGTAGAGAGTTGGTTTGTACTTTACTTTCTTCTGGATACGTTTACCGTTGTTGTATCCACGGAAGTAAATGTAGTTACCAGATCTCGTTACACTGGTATAGAAAGGTTTGCTCATTGCTGAGGTAGTTTACCTTCAATTAAATCATTGTACTGATCTACTATCCAATAGCTAGCATCACAAACAAACGTCACGTTGATTTTAGCAATCTCTATTTCTACATCAGATACTGCGAAGGGTGCAACTGGATTAAATCTTAATCGATTAGACTCTTGGTCTATAGATACAACAAATCCTTTTTTGATCTTAATAGTGTCAGTACTTTCATCTGACAACTCACAAACAATTTGATCACCATTTATTAAACGAATTGATTTTATCTTCATGCTAAAATTCCACTATCAGGTGTAATGATTCCTCCAAACATTTTCTTGTGCTGGTTAACAAGACTGTTGTCTGGCTCTGCAACAAATACAACCATGTCCTTATTGATCATTAAGGGATCTTTGGTACTAAATGGACTGTACGGTACGAATTGTACACTACTTTGCTGGGTAGGGACAACCACTACTGCATCTTGGAATTCAAAGAAGTGGTCTTTGTCTTCACAATCACAAAGTACATCTTCACCCGATAACATTCTAACGATTTTTACTGACATGATATTTCCTCACGAAAAGGGGCCCCGAAGGGCCCCAGACTTTTACGCCTTAGTTTTCTCTTCTTTCTTTTCTTCCACGTAGTGCCACTGACCCGTTACTGGATCCTGGCGATGATTTTCAGAGAGTTTGATTAACACAATACGAACTTGTCTTGCCTTCACAACAACTTCTTCAATCTCACTAGCGCTTGCAAAAGTCGAAAATAAACATAAGGCTACGATTGCCAAATGTTTCATTTTACTCCTCCGTTAACAATTGATCTCCAATCGGAATTGCACGGGGACGCTTCTCTTCTGGGACTTCTACTCTCAGATCAATGACGAGTAAGCCGTCGATGAAGTCAGCTCCATCAACGACAACATGCTCTGATAGTCTAAAGGTGCGGGTAAACTTCTTTGCAGAGATCCCGCGGTGGAGATACTCACGTTCAACCTCTCCGTCACTTTTTCCACCGGCTACAACCAGTATCCCGTCTTT